CGACCTCAAGGATGACGCCGGAGAATCCGGCACAGAGGATGTCGGCGCAACCCCGCCGCCCGAAGAGGAAGAAGAAACCGATGAGAAAGACCAGACGCCGGAAGCTCGGATGGCTGCGGCAAGAGCCAACGTCGCCGCTCTGTTCGGCAAGAAGAAGGAGGACTAAGCTATGACCAATCTGAGTAAGAAGCTCGGCGAGATGGAATTTGACGGTCTGTTCACAGACGTTGTGCCTGCCGTGCAGGTACGCGGCGGCATCATCCGCAAGCAGACCACTTCTGCGGTCACGCTCAAGCGCGGCACGATCCTTGCCAAATCCTATGGCACAGCCGGTGATGGCAAGCTGGTGATCCTCGGCTCCACTGCTGCAAACAACGAAACGCTGACGCCGGACTGCGTCCTCTGCGATGACGTTGAGGTTGGCACTGCTGCCGACGAAAATGTTGCGGTCTACACCGCCGGCTGCTTCGACCCCGACAAGGTGACTGTAGCCGAAAGCTATACCATTTCTCAGACCGACAAGGACAATCTGCGTATGCGCGGCATCGTCTTCAAGGACGCTGCTGCTGCCAACTAAGGAGGGAGTCAACTATGAGTGCAGAACTGAACTTCTTTGATACCTATATCCTGATGGCGATTACTGAAGAAATCGTGCCTCGGCAGACGTTCTTCAAAGATCGCTACTTCCCGACCGGCGACGGTGACATCTTTGCATCGGATAAGGTGCTGACCGAGTACCGCAAGGGTGACCGCAAGATGGCGGCGTTCGTGTCCGCCCGCGCCGGTGACATTCCGATGGAACGCCGGGGCTACGCGATCCACGAATACCAGCCTGCGTTCATCGCACCGTCCCGTCTGCTGACGCTGGATGATCTGCGCAAGCGCGGCTTCGGCGAAGCAATCTACGCCAACAGCACCCCGGCACAGCGTGCCGCCCGTCTGCAGCGTGACGATCTGGCTGACATGGACATCCGCATCACCCGCCGCGAGGAATGGATGGCTGTTCAGACCATGATCAACAACTCCTGCACGATGCAGTCGTACATCGACGATAAGACCGAAGGTGAAAAGCTGTATGTGCAGTTTTACGACACGGCAAGCGACCACATCTACACTGTCAGCACCAAGTGGAACGCAACGAATGAGAAGGGCAAAGCCTTCTTCGGCGACGTGAAAAATATGTGCCGCAAGCTCTCCAAGCGCGGCCTGCACGCCGCTGACCTTGTGATCGGTTCTGACGTTGCCGACGCGATTCTCGGCCTAGAGGACGTCAAGACCCTGCTCGACCGCAACAGCGGCATCATCATCGGCACGATCGACCAGCAGCTCGGTGCTTATGACGGCGTTGTCTACATGGGTACGCTGAACTTCGGCGGCTTCCGGCTCAACATGATCTGTGTCGATGAAACCTACGTCGATGACAGCGGCGCGGAGCAGCGATATTTCCCCGCGACCTCCGCGATGGTCACAGCTCCCGGCTGCGGCCACATGATGTACGGTCAGATCACCCAGATCGACTACGGCTCGACTGACTTTGCCACCTACGCGGCAAAGCGTGTGCCGAAGTTTGTTCTCGACCAGCCCGGCGACAAGCGTAAACTGCGTCTGGCTACCCGCCCGCTGGCTGCGCCGAAGGACTACTGCCCGTATATCTACGCGGCGGACGTCGTGTCCTGATCGGCGCGTGAAAGGAGTACGGCATGAAAGTTGAAATTATCAGCGGTTCCTACGGCTGGCGTAAGAGCAAAGACGCCATGCCGAAGCTCATTGAGCGCGGCGGCACCTGCGAGGTAGACGAAGCCGAAGCAAAGCGTCTTGTTGCGCTCGGCATCGCAGCGATCGTCCGTGAAGTAGACGAAGCGCCTGTTGCAACCGCCAGCACGGGCAGGAACGATGCAGCCCCCTGCGCCGATATGCCCAACAAAGAAAACGGCGCAGAGAGCGACGCAGAAGCCCATCTCGCCACGGAGCAGTTGCAGGAAATGACGGTGGCGCAGCTCAAGGAACTTGCTGCCGAGCTTGGCATCGAAACGGCGAAGCTCCGCAAGAAGGATGATCTGATTGCGGCAATCGCCGCCGTTCCTGTCGAGCCGGGTGAAGAAATCGGCGAGGGCGATCTTCCTGATCTGAGCGCCGCCGCGCCGGTGGTATGAGCAGGTTCAAGGATATGGTGGAGCGCGACAACGCGCGCACCTTTATGAACATCGACGAGTTTGCAGAGAAGCGGATCGTGGTCTATGACGGCATTGAATACAGCGGAGAAGATCACGCCGGTATTCCTGTTGTGTTGTCCGGGCTGAAAGAAAAAGACCGCCGCCAGCTTATGAGCGATCATATTCAGGGGCTGTTTCTCGTTTCGTCCGTGCTGCACTGCAGGATTCAAGACCTCGGCGGCAATCAGCCGGAGAAAGGGGCGCGCCTTGAGATCAGCGATCCCGATGACGCGACCTTCTTCCGGCGCTTCTATGTCGCATCGTCAGTTTGCGAACTCGGTCTGCTTCGCGTAGAGCTGGAGGCGTATAACGAATGAGCAGTTTCTATGTGGAGGTTATCGGCGCTGAAACCTTCAAGCAAGCGGAGAAGATGCTCGCAGACGTGCCGGGAGGTATAGATCGTGCGCTCAAGTCCGCAACCAAGCGAGCTGTGTCATTCCTGCGGACGCAGAGCACAAAAGAGATACGGCAGCGGTATGACCTCACAAGAAAGAATATCCGCGCAGAGCAGAACATCAGAGTTTCCTACCGCTATTTTAACGGCATCGAAGCGCGCATCACGTTCCGCGGAAATAAGATTCCTCTGTTCCGTTATGGCGGTTCTTCACCAAAGACACCGACCGTCAATCCAGACAAGACCATCATGGCAATCGTCAACGGCAACCTGCGTCCGGTTCACCCCGGCGTTGCCGCTGCAGGTCATCAGCTCGTTTCAACTTCGCCGACCACGTTCTCCCGCGCGTTCGTCGCGCAGATGAAATCTGAACACATAGGCATCTTCGAGCGCACGGGTGGAAAAACACCAACCGGCGACGCAGAAATCAGAGAACTCATGGGTTCTTCTGTTCCGCAGATGCTCGGAAATGAAGAAGTTCAGGAGAGTCTTGCTGAAAAGACAATGGCGAAAATGGATGAACGCTTGGAGCATGAGGTGAACCGAATCCTTGCAGGATGGGGAGGATAATTTTTGACACGACTGAATCTTTTAGACGCGCTCACGAGCTTCACGAATGAGGTCATGCGCGAAATTCTTCTTCCTGTGCGGCGGCAGAAGGGCGACGAAGCAGAACCGGCAGAGCGCCCGCCGCTGGTTTACCGCCAACGCCTGCCCGACGTCAAATCCGCGACCTCAAAAGCACCGTATATCCTGCATCAGATTGTTACCGGCGAGGATACGCAGAAGCCCGGCGAGCCGACGGACAGCAGCGCCGAGGTCCGTTCTCTTTTCTGCGTGTACGGAGAGGACGATCAGGAGGGCGCGCTGCGGCTGCTTACGACGGTCGAGCATTTCCGACAGGAGCTTTTGATGCACGGCGTGATCGGCAAGCAATTCGCGCTGGATCTTTCACAGAAGCTGTCCACACTCTACTACACCGACAACACCGCGCCGTATTTCTGTGCGGAAGTGGTGTCTGTCTGGAAAATCCCAAGTGTCAACAGGGAGGCATTTTCATGGTAAAAGCAGCAAAAAGCAAAGCCGGTGCGAAAAGCGCCGGCTTTTGCATGTACCTCGGTCCGAGCATCATCGGAACGATCCAGCAGGCGCGTATTCTGTACGGTGACAAGCAGGACGCGCTCGCGCAGATCTCGGCAGCGGTTGAGAAATACCCGCTGATCGCTTCGCTGGTCATTCCCGGCGATCAGGTGTCCGAGGCAAGAATCAAAGTCAAAACACCCGGCAATCTGCTCTATGTGAACTATCACAAGCTGGCAGACCGGCGGAAAAAGGAGGAGTAACCATTGAAGCATGGCGTATATGTCAGAGAGCAGAAAACAAGCGTTTCGACGCCTGTTGTCGCTGAATCCGGCGTGCCGTTTGTCATCGGCACCGCGCCGGTTCACTCTGCGGAATCCCCTGCCGCGATCTACACGCCGGTGCTCTGCACCGACTGGGAGGATGCAGTAAAGAAGCTGGGCTATTCCGACGACTGGAAGACCTACACGATCTGCGAGGTCATGTATTCGCATTTCAAGCTGTTCCAGCGTCAGCCCATCATCTTCTGCAACGTGCTCGATCTGAGCACGAACAAGGAAGCCGTCACAGGCGAAGAAATTGCCCTTTCCGGCAAGCAGGCAAAGCTGCCTTTCGACGCGATCCTGTCCAGCCTCGTTGTCAAGTCGGCATCTTCGTCTGAATCGCCGCTTGTCAAGGACACGGACTATGCCGCGTACTACTCGGATGGCAGTCTCATCGTTGAGACGATCGAGGGCGGTGCAGCCAAGGACGCGACCAAGCTCTTTATCAGCTACGACAAGGTCAAGACGACTGAAATCGGCGACGATGATATTGTCAAGGGCATCGAGGCGATTGACCTCTGCATGGCAACCGTCAGCATCACGCCCGACCTCATCATCGCGCCCGGCTGGTCTCATACCAGCACTGTACAGGCTGTCATGGCTGCGAAAGCCGAAGTTATCAACGGCATTCTCGGCGCAAAGTCCATCTGCGATATTGACTGCTCCGCCAGCGGCGCGCGCAGTTACGATGCCGTAGCTGCAAAGAAGTCCGCGACGAACCTCATTGACCCGGCACAGATCGCAGCTTGGCCGCAGGTGAAGCTCGGCAACAAACAGTTCCACCTGTCTACGCAGCTTGCAGGACTTATGGCAAAGGTGGACAGCGGCAACGATGGTGTTCCCTATGAATCTCCGTCCAACAAGAACCTCCAGTGCGACGGCGCGTGCCTGGAGGACGGGACTGCCATCACGCTCACGCTGGAGCAGGCGAACATTTTGAACGCCAATGGCATCTGCACGGCGCTCCGGTTTATGAACGGCTGGGTTGCGTGGGGCGATTACACCGCGTGCTATCCCAGCAACACCGACATCAAGGACTACTACATTCCGATCAGCAGAATGTTCAAGTGGGTGGGCAACTCCCTCATCAAAACATTCTGGAGCAAGACAGACAGCCCGATGAACCGCCGTCTGCTGGACAACATCAAGGATTCTGCGAATAACTGGCTCGCTGGTCTTGTGGGCAGCGAGTATCTGCTCGGCGCCCGTGTTGAGATCCTCGATTCCGAGAATCCCATGACGGACCTCATGGCAGGTATCGTGAGAATCCACATCTACATGACGCCGCCCAGCCCTGCACAGGAAATCGACTTCATTCTGGAGTACGACACCGACTATGTGCAGAGCGCACTGGCGTAAGAAGGAGGGGTTGAAACATGGGAATGGTAGATCAGGCTGTCATCAACTTCGCCTGTTACGAAGACGCCAAGGACTTCCTCGGTCTTGCTTCCGTGACGCTGCCCGACGTTGATTTCATCGTCACGACCGTTTCCGGCGCGGGTATCGCCGGCAACGTGGAAGCACCGATCATCGGCCACATGAACGCCATGACCGCGCAGCTCAAGTTCCGCACGTTCAGCGCCGAAAGCCTGAAGCTGCAGGAACCGCGTGAGCACAACATTGACCTGCGCGCACCGCAGCAGGTGTACGACCCGATTGCTGGCGTTTACAAGACGCAGTCGGTCAAGCATGTCCTTGTGCTTGTGCCGAAAACGCTGTCGAACGGCAATATTGCCCCGGCGTCCCCCACAGACGGCTCCGGCAGCTACGCCGTACGCCGTTGGGTGACGTACATCGACGGTGCAAAGACGATGGAGCTTGACCCGTACAACTACATCTGCGAGCTGAACGGCGTCGACTATCTTTCCGACACCCGCAAGGCGCTCGGTAAATCGTAAATCTTTGGGGCGGCGCGTCATGCACCGCCCCACCACTTTTGAAAGGAGCTATGAATCATGGAAAACAAGAATATTCAGAAAACGACCGCAGCGGAAAGCAGTGACATCTTCGCTGTTGCGGAAGATCAGGATAAGAAAAACGCCGCAATCGACTATGCGGCATTTGTGATGCAGCTCGCAAGACCGCTCGTTCACGATGACAAAACCTACACGGAGCTGACCTTCAACTTTGAAGGGCTCAGCGGAAATGACTCCCTTGCGATTGAGCGGGAGCTGCAGATGCTCGGGCATACGGTGATCGTTGCGAACTTTGACAGCGAGTATCTTATCCGCGTTTGCGTCAAGGCGTGTACTGAGAATCTTGGTCTTGACGCGCTGGGTAAGCTCAGCATCCGCGATTTCAACCGTCTGCGGAACACCGTAAGAGGTTTTTTATCGCGCAAGGAGTGATCGTCGGCGATGGCGGCGCATGGCTCCGCAGGCAGTGCCTCGTCATGGCGCGGACAAACAACACTCCGGTAGATTTCTGGCTATCTCTCCGGCTCGGCGATCTTGCACAGTGGGTGAAGTCCTCCAACGCAATTATCGCTGAGGAAATGGAGAATCGAAAACGCAAATGAAAGTGAGGCGGAGATATGGCATCGCGAAAAGAATATGAAATGCTATTTGCGCTCGAAGCGCAGCTTGGCCGAGAGTTCCGTTCTACCTTTGCAAAGGCACGCGGAGAGCTTGGCGACACGGCAGATAGCGCGGAATCTTTTGGCAGCCGTGCAACGCAGGCCGTAGACGCAGTTTCAGGTGTTCTTGCCGCAGCCGGTATCGCCGCCCTGCTTAAAGAAATAAAACAAGGCTTCGACGAATGCGCACAGGCGTCGATGGACTTTGAATCAGCAATGACAGGTGTCGCAAAAACGACAGATCTGACGGACGAAGAACTGGCAGATATGTCGGATGCGATCAAAGCCATGTCCACCGAGATCCCGGCTACCACGACCGATATTGCCGCTGTTGCAGAAGCCGCTGGACAGCTTGGCATTCAGAAAGACGCGCTGCTCGACTTCACGCGCGTTATGACAATGCTCGGCACGGCAACAAATATGACCGCCGAGGACGCAGCAACAGCCCTCGCGCGGTTCGCAAACATCACGGGCATGTCCGCCGACAACTATGACCGGCTCGGCGCCGTGATTGTCGATCTCGGCAACAACTTTGCAACGACCGAATCTGAGATCACGCAGATGGGTACGCGCCTTGCCTCCGGCGGCAGGCTGGCAGGATTGACAGAGCCGCAGATCATGGCGCTTGCCGCGGCGATGTCCTCCGTCGGTATTGAGGCAGAAGCCGGCGGCACAGCCATGACGCAGACGCTCAACGCCATCGAAAAGGCTGTTGCAAACGGCGAAGATGCGCTGCAAGGCTTTGCAGACGTCGCGGGAATGTCTGCGGATGAGTTCGCGCAAACGTGGAGCACGGACGCGCTGGACGCTCTGACAGCGTTCATCCGCGGGCTTGGGACGCTGGATGAACGGGGCGAAAGTGCCGTTCTGGTTCTGGAAGACCTCGGCTTGAAAGGCATCCGTCAGGGCAATATGCTCAAATCCCTTGCATTGGCCGCAGACCAGATGGACAGCGCCGTACAGACAGCAAATACCGCGTGGGATGAAAATATTGCTCTGACGAACGAAGCCAACAAGCGATATGCCACCACGCAGTCCAAGCTGGATATGATGCAGAACGCCTACAATAACCTCAAGGTTGCCGTAGGCGATGCGTTTGCTCCGGCGCTGCGTGATGTCTACGACGCCGGAACGGACGTGCTGAACGTCCTCGGCGCGTTTGTGCAGGAGAATCCGGCGCTCGTCAAGGGCATCGCAACATTCACAGGCGTAGTCGGCGGTGCAACGGTGGCACTGACCGCATACGCGGCAATTTCCAAGGTGATCAAGGCGCTTGATATGGCGACGCTGTTTGCCGGACCTGCCGGCGCGATCATGCTGGGTGTGACGGCGGTTGCGGCGCTCGCCGCCGGAATTGTCGCGCTCAGCGAAGCGTCCAGGAACGATGGCGTTCCATCCGTTCGCGAACTGACGGAGGCTGCACGGGAGCTTGACAGCGCCATGAATGACGCCAAAGCCGCCTGCAGCGACACAGTCACAACGACCGAAGCCTCTGCAAATGTAGCAAGCAACTACATTGACCGCCTCGATGAGCTGAACGCTCTGAGCGAACTGAGCGCGGAGCAGCAGCGCGAATACCACGGCATTCTCGTGATGCTGACACAGACCGTGCCGGAGCTGGCGAATTTCATTGACCTTGAAACCGACACGATCAACGGCGGTACGGAAGCCCTGCGAGCCAATACGCAGGCGTGGAAAGATAACGCCATCGCACAGGCGTATCAGGAGCAGCTTACCGAGATTTACAGTAAGAATGCCGACGTCCTGATTGAAGCTGAGAAAAACAAGATCGGACTGCGGGACGCCGAGGGCAAGCTGGCTGTTGCGCAAAAGGCGCAGAACGATGAGTTTGAACGTCAGAACCGGCTTTATCAGGAAGCCAATCAGAAAGTTCAGGACTACTTTGAAGAAACCGGTCTTGTCACCGACGCCAGCATGTGGCTTGGTGAAACGACCGATGAGCTGAACAGAAAGCTAGAGCAGAACGCGCAAGCGGTATTTGCTGCACAGGACGAGGTCGGCGCTTACCAGAAAGCCATCGAAAAGGACAATGAGGCGCTGGAGGCAGCGCAGGATGAGATTGCGCTCGCCGAGGAGGCGGTTCAGAATCTGACCTCTGCAACCGAAGACGCCACCTCTGCGACCGATGATGCCAGCCGCGGCTACGGCGAACTGAGCGCCGAGATCAGCAGCGCCATGGAGCGCGTTGAAGCGATCACGCAGGCGTATAATGACGCCTATGATTCTGCGCAGGAGAGCATTCGTGGGCAGTATTCGCTTTGGCAGGAGGCGGACAGCATCATCGCAACCTCCGCGTCCAGCATTAACACCAACCTTCAAGGACAGATCACGCATTGGCAGACGTACAACGAAAACCTTGCAAGTCTGCGGGAAAGAACCGGTGACATTGAGGGTCTGAGCGACCTGATTGGCTCCTTTGCCGATGGCAGCGCAGACAGCGTCAACGCGATTGCCGGCATGGCTGCTGCCAGCGACGAAGATCTGACGGCGATGGTTGCGAACTGGAAGAAGCTGCGCGAAGAACAGGATAAAGCCGCAGAGGATATTGCGGACTTCCGCACCGGCTTCTCCGAGTTCATGGACGCGATCAGCGCAGACCTTGAAAACGCCGTTGACGGCATGGACTACGGCACCGAAGCTGCAGCAGCTGGACGCGCTACAATTCAGGGCTTTATTGATGGCGCGACGGGAATGCTCCCGACGGTGCAGCAGGCGTACTCCCAGCTTGGAAGCGCCGCGCTTGCCGCCCTCAACCGAAACGGCTATTACAATGGCAGTTTCCCAAACCGCCGCATGAGTGGGTTCTCCCGATATGCCAGCGGCACGACCTCTGCAGAAGCCGGTCTTGCCCTTGTCGGTGAAGAAGGTCCTGAGTTCGTCATGATGCACGGCGGCGAAGCTGTTCTCAATGCAGCCGATACGCACAGCGCCATTGAAGCTATGACCGCTACCTCCGACAGTGCCGTTCCCGTGCAGGTGAACATCACTGTCGAGGGGGACGTCAACGACGGCGTGATGGACAGGCTGGAGAGCTACGGCGAGGAATTTGCCGAGCATGTGCGCGCTGTGATCCGCGAAGACAACATCAACGCGCAGCGGGGGGCATACCGATGAGCAAAATCTACACGACCGTACAGGGCGATATGTGGGACATGATCGCCTATAAGGAAATGGGCAGCGTGGACCATACGGACGATCTGATGAACGCCAATAGCTCGCTGCTTGGGTATTTCTCTTTCCCGTCAGGCATTGTGCTGACAATCCCTGATGTGCAGGAAACCGGCGCGTCTACGCTGCCGCCTTGGAAGCAGGTGCGGAAATGAGCAGCCGGAATCTTGCCAGACGCACAAAAGCCGAGGTTTCTTTCGGCGGCGTCAATATCACAAAATCCATCCAGCCATATCTTCTGTCCATCACATACACAGACAACGAAGAGGACGAAACGGACGATCTGCAGATCAAAATTCAGGACCGCGACGATCTGTGGCTCATGCACTGGCTGGATGAGATTTCCGAGAATCTTTCATGGGCATCGTCATCCGGTGGGAGCGGGAGCGGCGATGCTGTTGTCAGCGAGGCAAACAAGTACCTCGGCACGCCGTATGTTTGGGGCGGCAGTGGTCCGAGCGGCTTTGACTGCTCCGGGCTTGTTTACTACGCGCTCAACGAAGCCGGAATCAGCGTTCCCAGAACAACGGCGCAGGGGTACAAGGACATGGCGGCGCCGGTCAATGAAGCCACGGCGAAGCCCGGCGACCTCATCTTCTTCGGAACGCAAGGCGTTGTCGATCATGTTGGCATCTACATGGGAAACGGGCAGATGATCAATGCGACCGGCGCGCGCGTACAGATCACAGACATCAACACCCGCAGAGCCGGAATCATCAGCTGGGGCAGGATCGGCGGCTCGTCGCAGGGCGGCTCCGCTTCCTCCACGCAGGCAGCCGCGCAAAGCGGCGGCTCAAGCTCGGCTGCTTCCTCTGGCGAGCAGGGTGCATCCTCCGATGGCAGCGGCGCGGAGCAGCGGCTTGCCATGGACGTTGTGTTTGTACGCGAGAATTGGAACAGCGACGGCTCTGACGCGGTGCTGCCGTGCGGAGAATTTGAACTCGATCACATTTCCTGCAGCGGACCGCCGAACACGGTCTGCATCAAAGGTTCCTCGATTCCATTTTCCTCGCAGCTCCGCCAGACCTGCAAGAGCAAAGCATGGGAAAGCTATACGCTCTCCGGCATCGCAAATGAGATCGCCGGAAACGGCGGCATGACGTGCATGTATGAATCAGACAGCGACCCGTATTATGAGCGCGTCGAGCAGATTGACATGAGTGACATTGAATTTTTGTCGCAGCTCTGCCACGATGCGGGGATTTCTCTCAAGGCAACAAATCAGATCCTCGTGCTGTTCGATCAGCGCAAATACGAAGCGTTGCCGGAGGTCATTACCATCAAACGCTACGACCGCAGCTACAAGACCTATCAGCTCGAAACCAGCGCAGCCGATGTGCAGTATGCGTCGTGCCGGGTGTCCTACGTCAACCCGGAAACAGGTCAGTGCATCGAGGGCATCGCCAAAATTGAGGGATACACCGAGGACCCGAACAACCAGCAGCTAGAGCTTACCGCCAAGGTGGAAACAGCGGAAGAAGCAAAGACGCTGGCAGAAAAGAATCTCCGGCTGCACAACAAGTTCTGCCGTCAGGCACGGTTTCTGCTGCCGGGAGATACAAACCTTGTCGCAGGCGTCAATGTCATGCTGAAAGGCTGGGGCGGCTACGACGGGAAGTACATCATCAAGCAGGCTGTCCACAAGCTGGATGGCAGCGGCTACACAACGCAGATCTCTTTGCGCATGGTATTGGAGGGATATTGATGGATGCTGAAAAAGTGCTCAAGCGGCTTGTTCGCATCGGGACAGTGACGGACATCGACAATGCCAAGCGAAAGGCGCGTGTGAAGTTTCAGGACTGCAATATGACGTCCGGCTGGCTCTATGTGCTGGATACGCACCCGCACATTCCAGCATACGACCCTGCGCCACAAAAGACGCAAGTGCAAGAGGGGCATCAGCACGATCTGACGATCAAGCCTTGGATGCCGCTGGTCAACGATACGGTTCTTACGCTCTATCTGCCTGTGTTCAACGGAGACGGCTTCGTGCTGGGAGGTATCGGATGATTGTAGGAGCATTGGGAGGCATTGTCTTTTCGGTATCGTCACGCACGGTAAAAACGATCAGCAATCTCGTATGGTCCGGCTCTGCGCGATACGCTACGCACGATCTTCACGCCGGCAACAGTATATCGGAATACACGGGAACGAACCTTGCGAAGATTACCTTTGACATTCAGCTTTTGTCCTCGCTCGGCGTCGATCCGATGTCCGAGATCTGGCGGCTGTTTGATCTGGAGCGGCAAGGCGCGACGCTGCCGCTTACAATCGGCAATCACGGATACGGGCGCTACCGCTGGACGATCCTGAATCACAAGGTCAAGGCAGAGCACTTTGACGGGCACGGGAACATCATCGGCGCGACGCTGAGCATTTCCCTGCAAGAATACTTACGATGAGAGGCGCGCTATGGGATACAAGATCACTATGTCGGAGATCGGACCGATCAGCCTGAACGAAACCGACACCGTAAAATCCATTCTGCAGAACGTGTCCATCATCCTGCGGACGATCAAGGGCTCCTGCCCGATGTATCGCGGTTTTGGCGTTGACGCAACCTTGATCGACCGCCCGATTCCGGCGGCTAAGGTACTGCTGTTTTCGCAGATTCGTGAAGCGATCGAAGAATATGAGCCGCGCGTCCGCGTCAAAAGCGTTGACTTCGATACACGATCAGAGATGCAGGGCGCGTTGATTCCGATTGTGGAGGTGGAAATCGTCAATGAGCCGTAACACAGAATTTCAGTTTGTTTCGACAGACGCTGCGGAGATCACCAATTTTCTGATTTCCGTCTATGAAAATCTCACTGGCATAAGCGTCAGACCCGCCAGCCCCGAAAAGCTGTTTGCGCAGTGGGTAGCCAGCGTCATTATTCAAGAGCGCGTCTACAACAACTACACGGCAAATCAGAACATTCCAAGCCGTGCTGATGGCAAGAACCTTGACGCGCTGGCGGAGCTTTATTATTTGCAGAAGCGGCCGCAGGCGAAGCCCGCCTACTGCACGGAACGCTTCACAATCTCCGAGGCGCAGACGTTTGCCGTCCTCGTTCCAAAGGGAACGCGCGTCACCGATGCGAGCAATACCCTGATCTGGGAAACCGTTGCCGACGCCTATATCAGCGCAGGCGAAACCTATGTTGATACCGCGATTCGGTGCCAGACAGACGGCACAATCGGCAACGGCTACGCGCTCGGGCAGCTCAATGTGATCGTTGATGTGTTCGACTACTACACGTCCTGCACCAATATCACGACTTCCGACGACGGCTCGGAGATCGCCAGCGACGAAGAATTTTACAAGCTGATGCGCGAATCCATGTTCGCGTTTTCTACGGCTGGCGCGGTCGGCTCCTACATCTACCACGCAAAATCCGTGTCCACAGAGATTGCCGACGTGCAGGCTGTTCGCCCGGCCGTCGTAAAGAAAGTGACGCTTGATCTCTACACGAAAGGCGGCATCAAGTACGCTTTTTGGGGCGGTGATACCATCGACCTGCCCTCTCTGGCGGTCTACGCCAAGGGCAGCAGCACGGCGGCAAGCGCCGACACGGACTATACCGCCACCTACGAAAACGGTCTGCTGCAAATTGCAATCACCGCAGGCGGCGCGCTGGCAAGTGCAAGTCAGATCGATGTGTCGCTCACCTTTGACGGAGCGGGACACGTCGATATTTACGTTCTGATGGCAGACGGCACGATCGCAACTACTGAAATTAAAAACGCCGTCCTTGCCGCCTGCAACGAAAGCAAGGTGCGTCCTCTGGCGGACTATGTCAGTGTGAAAGACCCCGGTATCGTCTCCTACGACATCGACTTCACCTACTACGTCCCAACCGATACAACGCTCTCCGGCGCGGCGATTCAGGAAGCCGTGAATGCAGCCGTTGAGCAGTATGTCGCGTGGCAGTCCGGCAAACTCGGCCGCGACATCAACCCCGACAAGCTGCGTGATCTTTTGTTCCACACAGGCGTCAAGCGGATCGTGCTCCGCTCCCCGAGCTATACGGTGCTGGAGGGCGGAAAGAACAACGCCGCGCCGCAGATTGCAAAGCTAGGGGCAAAAACAATCGTGAACGGAGGCTACGAGGATGAATGAGCAGTACGGTCTCACGGTTGAGAACCTGCTGAATGTCCTCCCCGATGTGCTGCGGCAGGATGAAAAAATGCTCGCACTCGCAACCGGCGTCGCGGAGATCCTGACAGCGCGCCCCGCCGAGATCGAGCAAAACATGATCTACCAGCACATCGACACGCTGCCGGAGGCGCTGCTCGATCAGCTTGCGCATGACTTTGGCGTGAGCTGGTGGGATAACGACTGGAGCATTGAGCAGAAGCGTGCCACGTTCCGCGAGTCCTGGCACGTCCGCAGGCACCTCGGCACGAAGTATGCCGTCGAGCTGGCGCTGTCTACCTCGTTCGGCTCCGGCAAGGTGCAGGAATGGTTTGAATACGGCGGCGAGCCGAATCACTACCGCATCTTCGATGTGGACATCCGGCAGGTCAACGACAACATCCGCACGTTCCTGCAGATCCTTGAAGTGGTCAGCCGCAAGAGCGCAGTGCTGGACAGTATTCGTGCAATTTCCGTCCGTGAGCTGATTCTGTACTTCGGCGCGGTTATGAGCGTCACGAAGAAATTCAAGCTCACCACGGGAGAGGTCAACACGGACATCGACATCATGGGCGATGAAGCTGGAAACGCTATGTGCGACTGGGATGGCGGCTTGATTATGATGGATAAGGAGGCAACGGTATGACACACTGGCTGACCCCTGACGGGTACAACGTCATGCTTCGCGGGCTCATGGGCGACGCGATCAAATTCACACGCATCAAATACGGCAACGGCACGCCGGGCGACGGCGCGAACGACATGAAGAACCCGTTGCTTTCTCTGAAAATTGCTTCTGCGACGCGCAGCGAGAAATACATCACGCTGACGGTGTCGTTCAAGAACGTCGAGCTGGAGATCACGGGCTTCTGGGCAACGGAGATCGGCATTTTCGTCGAAGACCCTGACGACCCCACGAACGAACTCTGCTACTGCATCTGGCAGGAAACAGAGGTCGAAAAAGCGGACTATATCAATCCCAACGTTGAGCGCCTGCTTGCGTCGCAGTATGATTTCGTGGTGTTCGTCAGCGAGGCCGAAAACGTGTCTGCGGCGCTTGGTGAAACGCTGGTCTACGCAACCGTTACGGAACTGAACAATCACAAAAACGACAAGAACAATCCACACAAGGTGACCAAGGAGCAGATCGGGCTTGGAAACGTAGAAAACAAGGCTCTGATCGACCAGACGCCCACCTTTGCGACAGCAAAGGAGCTGTCGGATATTTCATCCGGCGAGAAGATGGGATCTATCCTCGGAAAGATCGCAAAGGCGTTGTCGCTGCTGAAATCGCATCTTTCCGACTACAGCAACCCTCATAAGGTAAAGCCCGGTGACATCGGCGCCGCCGCATCAAAGCATTCGCACAGCGCCACCGACATCAACGACGGCACGGTCATCGTGCAGCGCGGCGGCACAGGGCGCAGTGAGTGGACAAAGAATTGCATTGTCTTTGCTGACGGCGAGAAATCGCTCAGTCAGGTTGCTGCGCCGACGGAAACTTCGCTGCTGGCGCAAGGACCAGATTCCGCTCCTGTCTTTATGAAGCTGTCCAGTCTGGCGTTGTTTGTCACCGGCAACACGCCGCCGACGCAGAAGAATCTTTTCTGGATTGATCCGACACCTGTTACCGGCGGCTTGAAGTATTGGAACGGCACCGACTGGGAGCACGTTCCTGTTGCTTATTCTTGATCTTAGGAGGACTCTCGTATGAAAATTCAGATTGAAGCCGAGCTGTCCAATTACATCGAGTCCCTGCACTATGACAAAAACGCCGTCCGTGAGCTGCTGCTCATGGCGGCGAAGCAGGGGCTGAAAGATACCGATGCATACAACGCATGGATGCAGGACTACCTCGGAAAGAGCAAGGAATATGAGATCGCAAAGGCGACGCTGGAGCGGGAGGTCATCATCCCCAAAATCGGCGACGCTGTGGTAGACTGGACGCTTGACTTTTCTACCGCCACGGTGACGGTGATGCCGCGGGTGCAAAGCGATGGTTAGACCGCAGGAAAGCTTCACGGAGATGCTGGCGCGGTTGTTCCCTATGCCCGGTATTGAGCTTGGCATCAACTCGCCGCACTCCAAGTGCATCACGTTTCAAGTGACGGAGGACTGCAACCTGCGGTGCAGCTATTGCTATCAGGGCTGCAAGACGCATCGTAAGATGTCGTTTGAAACGGCAAAAGTGGCAGTCGATATGCTGCTTGCCGCAGACGCGCGGACGAACCGCTATATCACATCGACAGAGGTTGCCGGGGTGGTGCTGGATTTTATCGGCGGTGAGCCGCTTCTGGAAGTTGAGCTTGTCGATCAGATTTTAGACTACTTTGTGGCGCAGACCTTCCGCCTGCATCACCCGTGGGCGACGCGATGGAAAGCGTCGATGTCCACAAACGGCACGCTGTACTTCCGACCGGAAGTGCAGCGATTTTTGGAGAAGTGGGCAGCCCATGTGTCGCTCTCTGTTTCGATAGACGGCGACAAACAGCTCCATGATTCTTGCCGTGTCTTTCCTGATGGTTCGGGCAGCTACGATCTTGCTATCGCTGCGGCAAAGGACTACATGGCGAAGGGGTATCCTCTCGGCTCGAAAATGACCATCGCGCCGGGGAACGTCAACTATCTGTATCATGCTGTGATTGGTCTTCTGGGTGCGGGGTATCAGGCAATCAACCTGAACTGTGTGTACGAAAAGGGCTGGACGCTCGACCATGCGGCAACGCTCTACACGCAGCTCAAACAGCTTGCCGATTTCGCCCTGATGCTCGATGAGCAGCCATATCTGTCCATCTTCGCAGAGAACATCGGTCACCCGATGCGGGAAGATGACAATCAGAACTGGTGCGGCGGGACGGGGCTGATGCTTGCAGTAGACTGCAACGGCGTCTTCTTCCCATGCCTGCGCTACATGGGAACGTCTCTCGGCAGCGACCAAAAACCCTATGCCATTGGCGATCTGGAGCACGGCATCAACGTTTTGCCGGAGCATAGGGTGCGCGTTGCAGAAAT